AGAGCATATACAAACTAGATCGTAAGTGGTTTAGTAACTTTGAGGTGGTCATAGGTGATGAGGCACATCAATTCAAATCCAAATCATTAGTAAATATCATGACCAAGATGGCAGATACAAAGTATAGATATGGATTTACAGGTACACTTGATGGCACACAAACTCACAAATGGGTGCTAGAAGGATTGTTTGGTCCCTCATACAAGATCATCAGCACTAAAAAACTACAAGATGCAGGGTATCTTGCCAAGTTGAATATCAAAGTATTACTCATGAAACATGATCCTCAGAAGTTTGATACTTATGAGGATGAAGTTCAGTACATTATCAATCATGAAAAGAGAAACAACTTCATCAAAAACCTTGCTCATGACTTGAAAGGTAATACTTTGATACTTTATAGTAGGGTTGCCACCCATGGTCAGGTTCTTTTCGATCTCATAAATATTGGTAACCGAAAGGTATTCTTTGTTCATGGTGGTGTAGATGCTCAAGAACGAGAAGAGGTCAGAAGGATCACTGAGACTGAAAAAGATGCTATAATTGTAGCATCATTCGGAACATTCTCAACAGGCATCAACATCAAAAATTTGCACAACATTATCTTTGCTTCACCTAGCAAGTCTAGAATCAGAACACTTCAATCTATTGGTAGAGTTCTAAGAAAAGGTAACAATAAAGTCAGTGCAACATTATTTGATATAGCAGATGACACGAAGAAAGGATCGAGAAACAATTACACACTAAATCACTTGATCGAAAGGATCAAATACTACAACGAAGAAAAATTCAACTATGAAATTCTCCAAATCAAAATCGGATGAACCTTATGATGAGTTTTATGCTTCATTAAAACTAACAAGTGGTGAAGAAATATTAGCACTTGTCATGGTAGAACTAGGTGAAACAGAAAATATTGTTGTGTCAAATCCAGTAGTATGTCAAGAAATTCGTTCCTCCGGAACGAATATACCCATGGGGTATAAGTTTGAACCATGGATGAAATTGACTGATGACGATACCTTTGTAATTTCTCTACAGAAAATAATTACGGTGTCAGAAATCAATAGCAGTGAATTAATAAATACATACAAAGACTTAGTAAAACACGGATTCAAAGCAACTAATCCTGATCTAACTAAAGATATGGGATATGTCAATAGCGTGTCTAAAGCGAGAGATATTCTAGAGAAACTCTATAGATCTAAGAATAGTTAATATACCCATCTCTTGAACCCTTACAGAGTTATTGTACACAGAATAGACAAGGTTGTCAAGTTATGCTATAATATTAACATAATCGACAGATAATATGGTTAGAAAAAGATCAGAGCACTATGTCAATAACAAGGAGTTCCTCGCTGCTATTGTTGCATATAAACTTGAAATCTTAGAGGCAGAGAAGTTAGGGAAACCAAAACCAAGAATTACAAACTATCTTGGTGAATGTTTTTTAAAAATTGCTACACACCTATCATACAAACCAAACTTTGTAAACTATATGTTCAAAGATGATATGGTATGTGATGGTATAGAAAACTGTGTGCAGTATATTAATAACTTCAATCCTGACAAATCCAAGAATCCTTTTGCATACTTTACACAGATCATACACTATGCCTTTTTACGTAGAATACAAAAAGAGAAAAAACAATTAGAAATAAAACAAAAAATTATTGAAAGATCTGGTTTTGATGAAGTCATGACTGCTGATCAGGAAGGTAAATCATCAGAATACAATTCAATCAAAGATGCTATACAATCTAGGAATACTAACAGATGAAGATTGCTATCATTACCGATCAACACTTTGGTTTCAAAAAAGGATCAAAACATTTTCATAGTTACTTCCAAAAATTCTATGATAATATTTTCTTTCCCACATTGAAAGAACGTGGTATTACAACTGTGATTGATATGGGTGATACCTTTGACTCTAGAAAGGGTATTGATTTGTATTCTTTAGACTGGGCACAAAGAAATTACTTTGATCAGTTGAGAGATATGGGATGTAAACTTACATCTATTGTGGGTAATCATACTGCATTCTATAAAAACACAAATGAGATCAACACATTAGATCTTATACTCAGAGAGTATGACAATATAGATGTCATCGTCAATCCAGAAGAAAGAACGTTTGACAATCTCAAAGTATTATTTGTTCCTTGGATAACCTCAGATGATAGTGAAAGGACTCACACCATTATAAAAAGATCTTCTGCCAAAGTCTGTATGGGTCACCTCGAACTCAATGGATTCTCTGCACATCATGGATATACAATGGAAGATGGTCACGATGCTCTCCCTTTCAAAAAATTTACTAAAACTTTTTCTGGTCATTACCATACTCGCTCCACAGATGGTACTATATCCTATCTAGGTAATCCATACGAGTTATACTGGAATGATTGTAACGATAGTCGTGGGTTTCACATATTCGACACTGACACATTGGAACTAGAATCAGTCAACAACCCTTACCAGATGTACAAAGTTATCAAATATAACGATACTCCTAGACAATTGTTTAGGTTTCAAGATTATAAAGATGTAATTGTAAAGGTTGTTGTATTTCAAAAGTCAAACAAGAAAGAGTATGAAAGATTTATCGATGCATTGTCTAATGCAGGTCCTTATGATCTCAAGATTGTAGAAAAGATTGACGGATCTCAATTAGATGATACAATAGTAGAACAGACTGAAGATACCGTGACACTGTTAGATAAATTTGTAGACGATTTAGAAACTGATCTTGATAGAGGCAGAATCAAATCTCTTCTCAAGAACATATACAAAGAGGCATGCGAGGTGACTATCTAATGTGGATTCTTGCTCCGAAAGGTTACAAAGATGAAGGTGCATATGCAGTCAAAGATAGTGCAGGAGAGAAAGTGGTTTTTCTTTTTCAAGAGCATGATGACTGTGAGAGATATGGACTTCAACTTGAGGCAAAGGGTAATTCTGAAATGGAAGTTGTAGAGATACAAGATACAGTTGCTATCGCATCATGTGAGCGAGCAAAGGTGAAGTATACTATAATATCACCAGATGATATTGTGATTCCAGTAGAACATAATGATTGAATTCAAAGAGATAAAATATAAAAACTTTTTATCATCAGGAAATCAATTTACTACAATTTCACTGAATGAGCATGGTACATCAGTTATCATAGGTAAAAATGGTGCAGGAAAATCTACAATTCTTGATGCCTTATGTTTTGCACTGTTCAATAAACCCTTTCGTAAAATAACCAAGAGTCAAATTGTAAACTCTTCTAATGATAAAGACTGTCTTGTAGAACTAGATTTCTCTGTGCATAGCACACAGTACAAAATTGTTAGAGGAATCAAACCAAACAGATTTATTATAGAAAGAAATGGCAACAAACTCAATGAAGATGCTAATGCACAAGATCAACAGAAGTCTTTGGAAGAGCAAATACTCAAACTCAACTACAAATCGTTCACTCAAATTGTTATACTTGGGTCTGCTTCTTTCGTTCCCTTTATGCAACTTAGTGCTCCGCATCGAAGGGAAGTTATAGAAGATCTTCTAGACATCAGAGTTTTCTCTACCATGTCAGACATCCTAAAAGAGAAAGTCAAGGGTGTTAGAACTAAATTACAAACGTTAGATCTAAAAAAAGAAAGTGTTGCAGATAAGATTGTCATGCAGCAAAACTTTATCAAGTCTATAGAAGAGAGTGGGCAGGAAGAGATAAGCAAGAAGAGGCAAGAGATACAGAATCTTGAAGATGAAATGGAAGAGTATCAAAATCTTGTAGATAATCTTCTATATGATCTCAAGATGAAAGAAGAAAGAATCAGAGATTACACAGATGCAGGTAAAACTCTGAGAAAATTAGGAACATACAAAGGAAAGTTACAGTCTAAACACACAAATTCTACGAAGGAAAGAGACTTCTTCAGGAACAATGTATCATGCCCTACATGTACACAAACTATACATGAAGACTTTCGTGTAAATAAGATTGACCAACTAGAAAAAACTATCTCCGGTTTCACGGACAACCTCCAAGAAATCGAAGATGCTATCTCAGATGCAGAATCTAGAGAAAAGCAATTTATTTCTATACAAAAAGAGATCTCCGATCTATCAAATGAAATTTCTCAGACAAATGTTCGCATTACTGGATCAAGAAAACAATCTAATAAACTCGAACAAGAAATTCAAACTATTACC